CTGACAAAACCAAATACTCGTCTTGTCTGCCATTCCTAAATCCCAAAAAGTATTTACCTTGTACTTCGAGTCATAAGGAACTTTTGTTACTCTCTTTTGCTCGTCAGCCAATGTTAAGCTCTTGCCATAAATAGAGCCAATCCCTGCACTATCAAACGAGCATTCAAACTCTGCTTCATAGATTTCTGGTGGCATTAACTTCTTAGCTTCGCTTAGTTCTTCTTCAGGTACAATTCCTGTTTCACTTGCCTTAAAAGATTTTGCGTACCATTGTTCGTGATGCTGTCCGTAATCAAACAACTCCCAAAAACTATTTCTTCCTGACGGAGTACCGATACTAATCATCCAACCTTCACGATCAACTAATGCAGGTCTAACGATTTCTGTCCAAAGATTACTCGGCATCATACTTGATTCATCGAGAACGCACCCATCCATATACAAGCCACGAAGGGTATCAGGTCGCTCACAGCCGAGCAGTTGAATACGACCACCATTCGGTAAATCGCATCGCAGCTCGGTTTCGTGGTATTGCACATCTGGGAGGACATCTGTGTAATATTTTAAATAATCCCAACAGTTTCTCTTGGAGATAGAGTAAGTTGGAGAAATATAATAATATCGTGGGTTAGGTAACTCGTTTTGTAAGCACTTTTTAATCATCTCATTGATGCAAAGTACCGTTTTACCAAACCTACGGTGGCATACGAGAACATTAAATCTTTTTAATGACTCGTGAATTTCTTTTTGTAGCTGTCTTGGTTTATAGGGAATAGTAATCTTTTTCATACTTCATTTCCCCAACAATCCCAACCATCAGTTTTTTGTCTTGCAAATAGTTCTATGCGTGGAAGATCACCACATAATTCTACTATACGATCTCTTACACAATCTGGTTTTCGTGAGTGTTCTCTTATTGGCTCGTAAACTACTTGATGAACACTAGAAGATATTTTTTTTGGTTTTCCTTTAGTTGCTAATAAGCAAATTTCATTATTAGCTCTTGTCCAATACCCCATACCCCAAAACAAACTGTCAGATTTTTTATTCTTTTTTATCCAACTAAAGCCACAAGTTTTATATGTAAAACCCCATTCATTTATTGTTTTAATACAATCAATTAACTTTGGATAAGTTACCCAAATAAACAAAATACAATTTTCATCTGCTATGTTTTTAACTGGAAGTTTCCATATTTCTTCCATAGACATAGTTTTATATTTTTCTTTAACATTTCTACTTGCACCTTCTCCCCAGTTTTCATAATTCCACGCAGGATCAGAATAAATAATGTTATATTTCTTATCAGGAAAAGGTATCACGACTCTTTTTCCTTCTGTTCTATGCACTCAATACTAAACCTGAAGTAAACATTTAATTCATGCTTTTGCCATTTGGCAGCCAAGTCTAGGCATTGTTCTTTTGCCATAGGTTGCTGTAAAGCCATCTGGTTGCCGACATAAACCCATTCAGTTCCGTTATATCCCCATAGACTTATGACCAGTATAAATACTTTCGTCACTTCTGCTTGAGAAAATCATTCATGCGAGAAACATCTTTGCCTTTGACAACTCCTTTGCCAGACCTGTCAGAAAAGTTTGATTTGTTGTTCAATGCTTTTACCAAGTCCGTAAAGGAAACCATCTTCGGTTTATTTTGTTTTTTTGTCTTTTTGTTCATAAAGTCCGTAAGCAAATTTCTGCTGAGTTAAAATGGGTTACAATTATAATGACACGATGGCATGGGGGTTGCTTAATTTTTTTGGCGGATTTCCGCCATTTTACTCAACATTTACTCAACACATAAAAAAAATGGCTGTTTTCTGCCATTATTTACGGTTGTCATAACCGATATCATAACAAATACTGTAAAAAAATAATATTTTCTGTGGTAAAAATAATAATTTTTGGCTGTTTTCCGCCATTTTTGAAAAAATTTTAAGGTTTTTCGTGTCAAAAAGTTTTTTGCGACCGAAATCACACGCAATTATCCTTATTTACCAACAAATAATCTATTCTTCCCTTTTCTTTGCAGTAGTGCCTTTAGTTTTCTTTTTAACTACAAAACCATCCATATCGTCACCAATACGAAACTCTCCTGATAACACATCAACTATACGCATTAGCTCTATTTCGTTATCACTAATGGATAGTCGGTGATCCTGTTGTAGTTGAGTCAGCTTCAAATTGTTTAACAAATTCTTTAATCTCCATTGCACTTTCAAAAGATGTGAAGTGTGCCAATAATTCTGGTTTGTTTGTTATTCTATTTGTAATCAAATAAAAAGTAACAAATGGATTATCCTGCTCAATAATATCATTGTCCATTACTTGCTCCATTCTATTGCGAACTTCTCACCCTTGTTATTTGTTAACGATAATTGTTGTTTATCTGTACCAAATGTTTTCGGAGATAACTTTGATGCTAGGAACTGCTTGTGCCTAACAAGTATATCTAATGCTTTAATGCTATTAAGGTTAATAGTTTTATCATTAGCTGCTTTCATCATATTGCGTATTTCTTCCTCAACAGAATCAATCTGAAAATGAATGCCATCACTCTTAGCTTGTTCATAAGATTGTCTAAGGTCTGGCTTTTCAGCCATCCACTTACGAAAAGTATTCCACGATAAATTCTCTTTGCTAATCGCTTTCCTAATACTTTCACCTTGTGCAAGAGCTTCTAGTATTCTTTTGATAGCATTGCGTGATTGGTTGTACTTTGGCGGTCTGCCATTAACTTTTGTAACTTTATTCATAATGTTTGGGAAAAAAACAAACTTCTCCGAGTCTATTAATAAAATAGATTAAAATTGTCAAAACTGTCAATAAAAAAAAATAATTTCTTAATCAAACTTTGGAGCTATGAGTCGGTATATTTTTTGTTTTTCATTTTGCTTGTAGTTAAATTTTATTTTAGCAATAATCATCATCAATAGTTCGCTGTATTTGTTTTTTACTTTTCGTCTATCAAGTGCAATTAATCGTCCAATTTTAGACCATGAGAGTCTTTTTCCACGAAGCCAGATGATTTTCCTATCATCTTCATTATTTATTAATTGTATGAGCTTTATTGCTAGTTCCCATCGTGAAATTCTACGAGGAGATAGTGATAATCTATTAACATCATCACCGTAGTTTAACCAATCAACTCTGTTCATATCCATCCAAAAAGTTAATTTTTGTTTACGGATAGCATTTGGTAATCGTTGATCCGTTAAGAACGCATCATAATACAACTGGTCTAAATCGTGTTCCGTTATCCGCATAATCTTTTTGCTTCTGAGAGTGCGTACTGTTTAGTATTTTTGTTATCTAGTCTTTCAAGCCATTGAGAGTATTGATCACGAGATAACTTCTGGCTCATCAACCTCGTATATTTATTCTCCATGTTTTGATGATAACTAAGACCATTATTAATTGTGGCTTTGTAGTAGGGATTAGAATGCTTTGCTATTTTCTTAATCCTTTTATTTATATCTATATTAATAATAGGTTTAGTAGGAGGTGAAGGTTTGTTCATAGTAAATGGTTTAGAAGTGAATGTTTGTTCATAGATTTCGAACTTATCTAATGTTAATTCGTAGAAGTTTTTACCTTTTATCGACAGCTTATTAACAAGTTTATACAGATGCAATTTGGCTGTGGAGTATTGAACTTGCCGTAAAGTTAACCCTGTTAGTTGCACCAAACGTCTGTTCGTTGGATATGCTTCTTTGGTTTTGTTGTTGTAATGCTGCAAGATTGCTGAAGCAACTCGTATGTCGGCAATACTAAATAATTTATTTTGTATTATTTTGTTGAGTAGTTTCCATTTTTCGACAAGCATTCATTCTCCGCAGCTACCAGACAATCAGATTGGTAACTTTTCCAAAAATTCTGATTCTCCTCGACTATTTTTCTAAAGTGATAGCCACGATTACGGACATACTGCATCGCCAGTTCTTTTGCCTTTTTTTCGTTATATTTTGATTGATGTACTTGACTCAAAACTCTCTCCTTCTTCGCTTGGATTTATTAAATTTCGGTACAATATGCAACCTTCAGGAATATAAATCTCTGATCCTCTTTCATCGCATTCAACATCGGTATCTTTACTGCAAAACAATACCCACTCTGTATGATCGTTAGGATTTCTCTCCATCCAACCAACATTGATATTTATAGCAGCTTTGCCATCCCAACTCGTTTTCCAACGACCATCACCTTCTCGTGGATCTTTCCAGATAACAAAATAACAATCTCTTGCAAATTTTTTTGTTATTTCCAAAAAATCCATATCGTACCACTTATCATTAAAAAATATTTTCTAAAAGATTGTAACTTTTATGTAAATTGAAAAAAAATAAACATATTAAAAAAATTCACATTTTTTCAACATGAGTTTACACAAATTTTACATAGGAGTTGCACAAAAAATGATTTTACAAATGTTTTTTTACTTTTTTAAATCTTTTTAACAAAGTAATTACAACATAATGAATTTACCAAAACCTATTCCATCCTATTTTGTTGACAGAGGTTTGGATCATTTTTCACCTACACAGGCAAATACTCCTCTTGATATTTGGGTTTTTAAATATTTACATTGTGATCCTAAGAAAAGAAAAGATTTTAAAATCAGTTCAAAAATGCGTTGTGGAACTTTAGTTGGTGATGGGATTGCTTGTCATTTGTCTAACAAAGTGTTGCCTATGAAACACTATGACGATTTTAAAAGATGGAACGATGAAAAAGATAAAGCACAATGGAACAATGATAAAAACTTTATTGATGCAACTATGTTTCAAATATTAGATGCAATGGATAAATTAAATATCAAAAACGAAAAAATGGTTTTTGAATATCCAGTAAGTTTAGAAGATGACAGATTAGATATACCAATTA